TCAGCAGATTATGAAGAATCTTGTTTCCTGACAGGGCAACCCTCGCTGTTCATTACCCATAGTCTGTCACCGGAACAATTCAAGGCATTCAATCCACAAGGCATAAAGCTAGGATCGAGGGCTGGTCATGTCCTGGGTGAAACTGGCTCGGCTACGCTGTTACAGGCTGATCCCAATAACATGGTGATGGATGCAATGCGCTCGAAAGAATCTGCGATGGTGATGATTGGGGCAAGGATTATTACTGACAGGGCAGGGAATGAGACAGCAGAAGGTGCGAGGATTCGATTCGCTAGTGAAAACTCCGTCTTGGGTGATCTGGTAAACAATTTGAGTAAAGGGTTAAGGCAAGCAATCGATTGGGTCGGTGAGTTTATGGGTGTTGACACTGAGGAAGTCGTGTTCCAAATCAACAATGAGTTCTACGACAAGTCCGTCGATCCGCAGTTGATCATGTCAATGGTGACCCTATTGGATCGGTCGATTGTGGCAGAGCAAGATATATTCGACAGATTGAAAGCGGCTGGCGTGATTGCACCAGAGCGAACATTGGAAGAAGTGCAAGACGAACGAGGCGTCTCAGCACCGATGGCATTGGAAGTAGTCAATGGTTAGGAAGGTCACTACAAAGTCAGGTCGCAAGATTCCAGCCAAATATCTCGCCGGGTTGACGGGCGAGGCCAGACGCAAACGGCTCGCACAGCTAGAGAAGATGCAGAAGGAAGGCCGATTATTAGGTGAGTTGGCTGGCGACAAGGATTCAAAAGGTAAGCGAAAGAAGACACCAGAATCACCATACACTAAAGCATTCAGGAGGCGATTCGGTGGCAAAAATAAATGAACGCACGAAGAAGGCTTTGCAGAATAAAGCGAAAAAAGCGAACGCGCCGTATTCGGCACTTAAGCAGATTTATGACAAGGGAGTTGGAGCCGCAGTCACATCAGGACGCAGACCCGGAGTTTCAGTCAGCCAATGGGCAATGGCACGAGTGAACTCAGTCTTGACAGGCGGTAAGGCTCGATCAGTTGATTCTAAGCAATGGGAAGCAATACAGAAGTTCCGCAAAACAAACAAGGCTAAGAAGTAATGCCGAAGCCTAAAGGTCGCAAATCGTATTCAGCAAAGCAAAAACGATTGGCTAGGGTTGCACCGCCAAGAGATAAGATTACAGACGCAGATATACGCAAGGTCAGAAAAAGGAGAAAGTGATGGTAGCAGGCGTGAAACATTATTTTAGTGATGGCACTCCATTTACAGGTAAGACCCACAAGGATGCATCTGGTCGAGCCATGTCAGGAGCTAGGCACACAAGCACCAGTAAATATCTTTTTCACATGAATGAACTATCTGCAACAGCCAAGAAACGAGCAAAGAAGTAATGGCAAAAGACCCTAGACTTGAAAGGTTCAATCTGGAAGGTTTCAACAAGCCCAAGAGGACACCCCGACATCCAGAGAAATCTCATGTCGTGCTTGCAAAGGAAGGCGACAAGGTAAAACTGATTCGATTCGGTCAGCAAGGAGCCAAAACATCAGGCGCACCGAAGGCTGGTGAGTCAGAAGCCATGAAAGCGAAACGCAAGGCATTCAAGGCCAGACACGCCAAAAACATAGCCAAAGGCAAGATGTCAGCCGCATTCTGGGCAGACAAAGTCAAATGGAGCTAATGTGTCCGACGATTTGTTTGACACACTTACTCGACATCAAATATTCATCCAACGTCTTGCTGGTGGCCAAGTTAATCAAGCAGGAATTGAGTTAGAAAAACTCATCAGCGAAGTTGAACGCAAGTTACAAGGCGATCTGACAGAGTTTCAGCAATTCCGCTATCAACGAATCCTTGATGATCTCAAACTGTATGCGGCAGAAGTTTATCGAGAGATCGGAGTATCAACAGAAGATTTTGCAAACGATTTCATTCAATATGAATCTGAGTTCAGTACAGCCGCATTTTCACAAGCCACTGGAGTCGATTTTGATCTGCCCAACCCTGTACAACTACGATCTGCATACCTAACTGATGTGATGGCTTTACAGCCCGGTCGATCAGCCAAATCGTTTGGTCAGTTGATCAGTTCCTTTGGTCAGCAAGCTCAAGGGCAGTTTTTGCAAGTGCTACGCGATGGATTTGCATTAGGTCGGACATCTCCTCAAATCGTGAATGACATAAAAGATCATGTCAGCCTAAAGAAAGATCAAGTCAAAACGCTGATTAGGACAGGGACTAACCATTTGGCAGTCGAAGCTCGAAACGAAACACTCAAGGAAAACGCTGATATTCTTGAGGGATATCAATGGGTCGCCACGCTCGACAGTCGTACTACGTTTATTTGTATGAGTCGAGATGGTTTGATCTATCCGATCTCTGATAATCCTGAGAGATCACCGAAGCCACCAGCCCACTTTGGCTGTCGCTCTACCATTGTCCCTAAAGTTAAGAAAGAATTTGAACTAGATGTCGAAGGTCAAAGAGGTGCGGTCGGATCGTCAGGTCGGGGTGTGGTCAGTGCGAAACTCAATTATGAGCAATGGTTGCGGAAGCAGTCGAAGGAGTTTCAAGTTGAGGTGCTTGGGAAAGAGCGTCAACGCCTGTTTGCTCAACAGAGGTTGCCATTGTCACGATTCATCGACAGCGATGGCCGCACTCTGACACTGCAAGAGTTAAGAGACAGAGATATCACATTCAATCAAACAACGATCCAACAGGCGATTAGACCCACTTTGCCAGACCCTGAAGCACCGACATTCACCTTCAGACCAACATCAGAAATCAAATTCAAGACACCAAAAGAAGCAAGAAAACGTCTCAAGGCATATGTGGAAGAAGGCAATGCAGATCCTCGGCAATACTCAGATACGCGATTCTCAGGGAAAAAGAATTGGGGTTCCGTCTCTCGATTCGATGATGATAATGCTGTCGCGCTAGAGGCTTGTCTTGAAGACCTAGATGGCCTTTCAAGATTGTTCAATATCCCCAAACTCCGGGCTATGCAAACTACACAGCGTCGAGTGAATGCCTCAATGGGCGATGCTACTTTGTCAATAAGTCAAAAAAATATGGGTCGAAAAGTGTCTGGAATAGCAATGGAAGGCACAGATGGCAATCGTGGGCGTATGCTAGCAACCAATCGATCTGCTTGGAATCAAGGTGATGCAGAGAACAAACCTTGGAGTGTCGCAAGTTATCAGGAAACACGATTTGACACTTACAGATCAACGATTATCCATGAATTTGGTCACCATGTTCACCAGACCTATAAGTTTAGCCCCACCAAATTCAATGAGAGATTCGCTACACGCGAATGGAAAAACTTCAGTCCGATAGAACAGCGCATGAATAAATTGTGGAGGAGTTCGCGCAAGGAGTTACAGCAAACATCACCAAGTCAATATGGCGAAACAAAGACAGTTGAGTGGTTCGCTGAAAACTTCAGTGCTTACTTTGGAGGACAGAAGCGACGATGTAGCCCCAAATTTATTGAGTTGATAGAGGACATGATTGCAAATGCTTACAAGTGAAGAACAGAGTATCATTACTCAAATCCGAGAGATTCTTGATAAGTCTGATAATATTAGCAATGAAGATTTAGAGATCATTCGGGGCTTGCTACCAAAGCTACCAGAAGATATTCAAGGCGATTATGGTGAGATATTCACTTTGATCGGCCAAGGCATAGACTTATAACGCGGCAGAGCCGCAACCACGCAAACTAGAGGTGACGCATGGAAACACTGAAAGACCTTCAAATCGAAGACGCTGACAAGGCAAAACTCCAAACCGAGATTGATTCTACGATTGAGGCAAAAGTCCAAGAAAGGTTAGATCAGGAAGTATCTGGTCTAAAATCCAAAAACGATGAATTGCTAGCTGAGAAGAAAGCGATTCAAAAAGCAAAGGAACAAGCAGATGCCAAAGCACGCGATGACAAAGAAAAGCAAGCCCAAGAAAACGGCCAATACAAAGAACTCTACGAAAGCCAAAAAGCCGAAAATGACTCGATCAACTTACGGCTCAATGAGATGATGGAAAGCCAGCAACGTCAAACGATACGAACCGAAGCATCTAGGATTGCTGGGACGTTGACAAAGGACGTTCAGAAGGCCAAACTTCTTGAAAAGGAGATCAGCCAGAGGCTGACTCTTGTAGAGAATGAAATCCGTGTTACTGATGATAGTGGTCAGTTGACGGTATCATCGTTAGATGATCTGAGTGCGAAAATTAAGACTGAATATTCCTTCTTAGTCGATGGCATTCAAGCACAGGGTGGTGGAGCTACCCGAAGCATTGGCGGGGCTAGTGTTGAAGTTCAAGAAATGAGCCGGAGCCAGTTCGATGAATTGTCGCAGAAAGACAGAGCTTTATTCGTTCGTGGCAAAGGGAAAATTGTAAACGAATGAAGGAGTAGCCCCACATGGCTAACGTATTAACAGACCTCGCCGCAGATATTTATGTAGCGGCTGACGTGGTAGGACGGGAGCTAGTTGGCTTTATTCCTGCCGTTACAATCAATGCAAATGGCTCAGAACGTGCCGCAAAAGGTGACGTAGTAAGAGCCGCATTCACACGCGAATCGACTGTCGGTGATGTCACCGAGTCTATGACCATTCCGCAAGGAACTGATCAGACTGTTGATAACAAAACTTTGACTATCAATAAGTCTCGCGCTGTGCAAATCCCGTTCACTGGCGAAGATGTCTTGCACTTAAATAATGGTGTTGGCTACGACACTGTATATGGTGACATGATCGCGCAAGCGATGAGAGCTTTGACCAATGAGATGG